TACGCGCCAATTTTCGATAAATATTTAAAACTAACCGATGGAATCTCTATGTCACTAATTAGAAAAGACTCTGACCATGACCGCGCACTTGCTTACATGATTCTCCAGTACCAGAACACAATAAAAAAACAGTTGACATTGGACGGGGGTTGCATTTACAGTCTTTTCCAGACACTAACTAACCATGAGAACTGGAAAAATGACTAAATTAAAAGTGACTTTAACGGGTGATTCTGCGCGTACTCTACAATCTAAGAAAACAGGTAAAGATTTCCAAATTCTTGACGTTTACGTCCACGGCTCTGCCCCATACCCTGAAAAGATTGCAATTTTCGAAGATCCTCGCCTGCCTCGCGGTGTTTATGATGTACCTGTGCGCTTTGAGGTTCAAAATGGCCGATTAGAAGTCCGCTATGACTTTAAAAATGCTGTTATTGTCGAGTCTAAATAATGTTTTTCTGTGTCGAGGTTGTCGATAATGTTTGCAGCTCATGGCTTCAAGCTGGCGATATTTTGGCACTAGAAGATGCTTTGATCATTGGTGGTGCTTTCATGTCTATCTCTGGTCTGGCTTGGGGTCTTGGTCTAGTGGCTAAGATTATTATTAACCGATAATGAGGTTATTATCATGGAAGCAATCGGCACATCTGCCGCTACTGCGATTGGAACGGTCGAGCCTGTTCTTATTGTGGTTGGTGGCGCGATTATCGCTCTAGCTGCTGTTGCGCTCGGCATTCGCTGGGTTAAAGCAACGTTTTTCTAATAGCAGGGGGGGCTTCGGTCTCCCCTTTTTTTTCTGGTGTTAGGTATGCGTTATGATCCCTTTTCTAATTATGCTATGGATGATTTTTATCGCTCCGCTGCTATTGTTTCCGCGATAGTTCTCCTTTTTTTGTTTTTAGCTTCCCCTGCTCAAGCTAATTACATTTATGACAATAAAACAGGGTCGTGGACTCCTACGTCTCGAACTGTTCTTGCACCTCCTGGTTCGTCCTCACCTTGGAATTATGTCCCTCGCGATTCACCGCCTAGCGTTTCTAGTAATGGCTCATTTCAGAATAAAACAGGCGGTACGTTTGGCTCTCCCCCTGTCAATGGCTCTGGCCGTACTGTTCCTGTTACTGTTAACGGTACGACCACTAAACCCAACGTTAATAAGGCTTTACTAAGTCGTCTAGGCAAAGGTGGTTTAGCTGGTATTGCGCTTGGTGCTGGTATTGATGCGCTGCTTGATGGTATCGGTGCGCTCATTGATGATGCGGGTAATGTTGTTCGCCCACCTACAAACCCAACTGTTTTAGATCCTCCACTTTCAGGCTATTACACTGACGATACTGACGGTCTCGGCACACGATACCCTAGTTCGTCATCTGCCTGCGAGGCTTCTTCTGCTTGTCAGTCAATCGGTGCTTGTACGCCTATTGCAAACCCCTACAATCCAACTGCCAATTCAGGCGTCTGTACTACAGATGGCACTTGGGGCGGTGCTGCTGGTGGTTGGTCTCTCACTGGTTCTCTTGTTTGTCCTGCTGGCTCTATAGCAGACAAAAATTATGGCTGTATACCTATTGATTCTTTTACGCCTGTTCCGCCAACTGCTTTAGAAGATGCTATCGAGTCAGGGTATCAACCGCATCCGTCTGATTATCCATTTTTAGCGCCTGATCCTGCCATGGCTCCAACAATAGTGGAAGTCGAGCCAATTTCGCGCCTTTCTCTTCCCATGAGTACCACTACTACTGTTGATCTTGATACGGGTGAAACAACTGTTGTAGAAACTAACATTTGGCACGATTTCAATATTAAAGATAACAACACTGAGCAACCAAAAATTGAGGTTGAAACCACTACTAAAACCGATACTTATGTTAACGGTGATAAAACCACTGAAACCACGATTACCAATAACACGGGCTTCGCTAATCCCGAAGGGGCTTATGATAGTGCCGGCAATCGGCTTGATATACCACCACCCGTAGACTGTGATCTTTTTCCAACTGCCTGTGCTTGGATGGAGTGGACACAAGAAGCACCTGACGAGCCTGACGATGATTTATCCCAATTACTCCAAGAAGTGCCAATAGTTAGCGAGACTTTCACCATTACTGGCGGTGCAGCCTCCTGCCCTGCGCCTCTTGTTTTGAATTTGTCGCAGTTTGGTTCTCGCGAAGTTTCATACCAACCACTTTGCGATTTGGCTTCTACAATGAAGTATCTTTATTTGGCTTTAATGTCGTTCGCTGCTGCGGTTTTATTGCATAGGAGTATCAGTCGTGTTTAATATCTTCGTTCGGGTTTTTAGCTGGGCTATTACGTTTGGGCTAGGTTCTTTTCTCTTCAAAGTTGGTGTAGCTCTGTTCGTTTTCGTTGGTTTAGATTTAATTATTACGCAAGCGCTCAACGTCCTACAGGGTTATATTTCTGGCATACCTGCTGATATGTTGTCGATTCTCGAACTAATGGGTTTTAGTACTGGCTTATCTATCATGGCCAGCGCCATGGTCACGGCCGTAGCGCTTAAGACTGCGATCAATAAAGTTAACATGGGGTCTATCAAGGCATGATCACTCTAATTACTGCTGTACCAGGTTCGGGCAAAACATTACTGGCTGTTGGTCTTATTGTTGATTACATTGCCGAGGGTCGGCACGTTTTCCATAATATTGCAGGGCTTCAAGTAGAAAAATTTTCACGGCCTGACCTTATACATGACGCTCCCGCTGATTGGCGCGATACGCCCCATGGCTCGGTTTTGATTTATGACGAGTGTCAGCAACCCCATTTATACCCTGCAACTGCTCAACGAGGGGCTGTAGATGATGAACGGCTCACTGCTATGGAAACTCATCGCCATTCAGGGCATGATTTAATTTTTATCACGCAAGCGCCTACCTTTTTACACCATCACGCACGCAAGCTCGTTGGCCAACATATTCATCTTTACCGTGGGGGCGGTTCAAAGATTGTTGCCCGTTACGAGTGGTCCCATGTCTGCGACAATCCCAACGATAGGCGCGAACAAGAAAGGGCTGATTTTCAGGCTTTCCCATTCAATAAAGCACATTATGAGCTGTATCAATCAAGCACAATTCACACTCACAAATTCAAGATTCCTCGAAAATTGATAATTCTTGGGGTTTTCATTTTGTCTCTTGTTTCTTTTTTGATTTATCTTGGTTATGACTCTTTTTTAGTAACTGGCCAATTCAACAAACCACCAGAAAGCCAGCCAGCGCAAGTGCAGGCACGCGCGGCGGCTGTTCCCGCGATTTATTCTTGGGCTGCTGCTGAACCAGCTATTCCCGTTGCTGGTTGTATTGCTAATCAGGATCGTTCTCGCTGTCAATGTTTCTCTGACGAGGGCGTAACGCTTACCTTGGAGCATTCTCAATGCTTAAGTATTCTTAACAATCCCTTACCGCGATCAATAAAAGTTAATCAATCAAATAACAAAAATAAAACGTAAAAAGTGTTGCACTGTGCAACAATAACACTTACAATAAAGCCCTACTCACCAGAAAAGGGCTTTAAAAATGACTATCCAATTAGAACTTAATTTTCTACCTGCTTACGCCTGTGATGCCGTTGATTCTTTGTATATGTTTTCTTTGGCTTGCTCTGGCGTTACAAACAAATCACGCTATCTTCCCCGCTATAAATCCCGCCAAACACAAGCGCAAGACTTGGTTAATTATGCACATTTGAATGGCTATATTGATTTTGAACAATACGCTTATTTTTCAAATGCTATCCTTGAATCTTCTGATCTTTTTTGGAGTTAATGCTATGTACTCTTTTTTAGCTTATAAGCTCATGGCTGACCTTTTGGCTGTTCATGGCCTAGACCTACCAATTACGCCCGATCGTTCAACCTTGCACCGCTGGCGCGCCTCTGGGCGCGTTCCTGACGACACTTTTAAGCTCGTTTATTATTATTCGCGCTGTGCTTTTCAAGATCACGCCCTGCATATTGATCTGTTTGATATGCTTGACTGCTGCGGCTTTACGACCGAAGGGTTATGCTAATGCACGCTATTGGGTGCGGCTGCTCTGTCTGCTGGGCGCATAATTACTGCGATGCGCTTGCGCTTTTCCCTCCGACCGAAGAAGAACTTCGCCAGCCTTTTATTGATTACTATGCGTACTTTGATTACACCGCAGAGTTTAAACGAAAACATTGCACCAGCAACGCAGTTGAGCGGGCTAGTAGTTGAGGAACGAAACTGCTAGGGCGTGATTTATCTGCGCCTTAGCGATTCATCGCTTAGGTGTTTGACATACAAATTTCGAGGTCTCTATGAAAATTGATTTAAACGATACCGCTGCACTTATTGAACAATTAACAAATATATCTTTTGGGGCTGGGTTTGCTCTTGGTCTTGTTGTTGGCATTCTCGGAACATTTGTTGTCTGTTGTGTTTTTTCCGATATGAGATAATTTTATTATCTTGCTGACTATTCCAGATCGTTACCCGCAGGGCTAAGACAACGGCTTTTTGTTGGCTTAGGGCTTTAGCCTAGAGCTGGGCGGTTTCCCATGTGAACACCGTCCTTTCAATCCTTAGTTTTTTGCTTTTTCTGCGTTACCTACCCCCGCATTGTAATACGGGGGTAATACAAAGGGCTTTTCTATGCTTTTAAAGTTCGATGCTTTTGTCTTTAGGGTTGACTCTGATCCTTTCGAAGTTCTACAACACCTTGAATTGCTTGAATTTTCTTTGGTTCCAGCGACTGCGCTTTATGGTTACCGCTACTGTTACCAGTTAGAATTGGGGGGTGAAAAACACGGCATCGTTCAATATGGCGGTGATTCTGTCGGCACGGGCGTTTATGTTCAGGCTATGGGCTCATCTTCTGGCCGTGTTCGTGATTATTTTCTAGCTCTTGATCTGCCTTGTCACTTGTTACGTGCTGACGTTGCGCTTGATTTTAATGGCGCAAAATATTTTAAAAAAATATCAAAAGACCTTGTCGCACTTGCAAAATTAAAGAGCTTAAAAACGTCCACCGTTGGCGACTGGGTGCAGGGCGTGGGCGGTCGTACACTGTATGTTGGTTCGCGCTCATCAACTTTTATGATTCGTCTTTACGAAAAATACAAACAGAAAGGAATTGATACGGGCGGAGAAGAAACGATTCGCCTTGAGATGGAAATAAAACCCTACAAACACGCTAGGCTTGAGTCTTTCAGGCTTTCGGCCTTACAATTAGTTTCATCTTCTAGTATCTACGCGCCAATTTTCGATAAATATTTAAAACTAACCGATGGAATCTCTATGTCACTAATTAGAAAAGACTCTGACCATGACCGCGCACTTGCTTACATGATTCTCCAGTACCAGAACACAA